TATCTCAGAACATTGGGAAGAAGCTCAGGCTTAATACACCCCTCGGTTGTTGCCGGTGAGGTTTAAACTAAACCGTCATAGCCCAGTGGGTTGGTCCCAATGTCCCTTCCAGGTACCCCAAGGGACGTCTAACCAGTAGTTTCTTCGTAAACCACCCTGCTCCTAACGTTGACGGCCTGACTTGAGACCCGAGGTTCGATATCACGCGACCTCTGATCCAGGACACGCCAGCGGCGGACCGACTCATTCGGTACCCAGAAAGCGGTTTGCACCACTTCCGAGCGCACAAGTGAGACAGCTCGGCACACGTGGGTAAGGGACAACCGGTAGTCTTTGTTTGAAGACACACCGGCCAGTGCATACGCACCGGACAGGTGACCCATAACGGAACCAACCAGTTCCGAAACGGGCACCGTACCGTCTCCCCGCGTGAAGGAGCAACCTGTCTCGGATATCGCTGTGTCTATGCGCCTCTGCACCTCTTCAGAAAGAGAGCATGAGCGCACTGACCAAGGCAGCGACATCCTTGACAGCCATCCAAAGGCCTTCTCTGGTAACTGCGAAAGGATCCCCCGCGCAACGCGGCCGGACCGATTCGAAGGTACACCAGGGAAGCCGGCACCACCGCACCACCGAGGAGCGAAGGGATCCATTCCGGCGCGCTGCAAACGCAACAGCTCGCGACGGAAGAGTGCGCGCGTCAAGTAGTGGGAGCTGGTTACACCAACCCCCGCTAATTCAGCGGACACTTCAGGACCTCTCGTCCACCTCGGTTGTCGCCCTCCCTGTGAAAACAGGGTGCGTATGGCGACTGTTCGGTAAACTCTGCACCTACCGACCGTGACAAGTTGTTCCGAGAACACACCCCAACCATTGTGGGTGAGGTAGTCCTTGGAGGGCTGGGTTTCCAGCCCCAAGGCCGATAGCGTGCTTCCGAACCGTGCGTTGGTCACCAGGTTGTGGGAACCTATGTAATCGTCGCCATTGACGGCATAGAAACCGTCACTCCCGGTCTGTAGGTGAGAAAACTCAACCAACAGACACAGGATTGGCCACGTCATAGGATTACCCATCAAAGCGCCACGGCTGGTATACCAGGAGTCACCCTCGCGTTCCACAACGAAGTGTGAACCGAGGGCACGGTAGACAAGCATCCGCATGAAGGAGGGCAAACACACCCCCTCCAGGATGCCCGTCACCAAAGCCCTGGATACGTCAAAGGGAATGTAATCGCTAGCGGACTTAAGGTCAAGTGACCTTACAGTACCGTATCGCTTTCCAGTCCAGTTGATATTTCCAGCCGGGTCCCCCTTTAGCGATCCAGAGATCCTATCGCGGGAACCGAGCACTTTGAGAAGAAACGAGTTCCCAATCGAGCAAAGGTACCCAAAGGCACCCTCCTCGGGTGTGACAACTCGTGTCTTCCAACCACGTTCACGAACAACAGTCCTACGGCAACGGGGTAGACCAAACCAGTCAACCGCGTTCCAGGCGGCAGCGAGCGAGAACAGATTCTCCCTCACAAGCTCCCAATCTTCGAAAGAGAGCTCCTGCTCCTTCCGATAAAAGAAGAGGCAGTATTCGCCCTTGGTAGGAAAGTGAGTGTTCAACTCCTCACGTTCGTGAACTGGTGGTGTCATGCGATAACCCGCAAAGAGGTCTTGGGGGAACATTGAGGCAAAAGCGTCTGCCTCCTCCCAAGATTGGAAGGTCTTGTCACGCAAACCATCGGAAAGTGTTTTGACAACAGTCATCACACCACCCTTGGCTACGGACACCTCTAAAGAGGCCGAGTACGAAGGCGTACCCGGTGACCACCGAATTCCGTGAACCTGACTACCAACCATGCGACCATACTCCCGCAAACGCAACAAAGTGCGTGGGTTCGTATGGTGTGGCGTTGTGAGCACACGCTTATGCTCCAGCAACGCCGCTTTACACGTGGCGTCATCAGGCTCCGGCAAAGCTCTTGCGAATTTCGATAGCTGGAATAGAGCGACGGTGCGGTCGCGCCTCGAAAGAGGGGCGAGACATGGAAGACCATGTCCGTACCGCACTTTCCATTCCAAGCCGAGCGCCTCACGGCGCATCGCATTTGCCAGCTCCTTGGCTCGGGTACAAGCGTACTTCATGCCATTGTGCTGGAGCATCACCTCCAACCAGCAGCAAGTCTTGCGCGCCCATACCCAACAGGTACTTGACCTGTGGAATGGAGCAAATGCCAGGACACACGCTGCAAGCAACGGTGCCGTAAGGGCACTTACTCCATGGTTAGACATCCCCGACGTCTGCACACTCCCATCAAGAGTTCGGCCGACCCATACGGGTGGGCCTTGTGCGGACGCTTGCCGTCGTTTCCGACGGCGGGTTCCAGCTCGTAGTATGAACTTGCGAGTTGGGTGAGATTGTTTAGATTAAGGTGGTCGTGCCACAGGGGAACCAACCCCGTGACCAGACCACCGATGCGGTGAGCGAAAGCCGCCGCAGGATTCCGATCTCACTGGTAAGACCAGAC